GCGGAGCATCGCTCCAGCCAGCCCATCTCTTTTGGCTTGAGAGGGTGGCAGCGTGCTGTTCTTGCTGTCGTTGGTTGTTGGCGTTGGCAGCAGTCTTGCCATGACCGTTTCCAAGTTTCGTTGAAGTTCTAGTCGTCCTTGCTGTGTCCGCAGGTTGACGCTCATGGCACTGTTGGCGCGAGGGGTAGGCAACGAGCCACCACCGATCTCTTTGATGGCAGGCTCCCACAGCACTCGCTGGAATACATGCCCATTCTGCATCAAACCCTGTCTCGGCCAGCTCTCCAAGAACGGTGTCCAGTCCGTTAGCAAGGATCGCTGAGACGTTTTCCAAGACGACGTATCGGGGTTGAACCATGCAAACGACTCGCATGAGTTCGTAAAAGAGACCAGACCGAGTGCCTTTCTTGATGCCGGCTTGTTTACCTGCAAGTGAGATGTCTTGACAGGGGAATCCACCGCAAATAACGTCAGCTGTTCCCGGCTCGGGTTGGAAGGTTGTGATGTCGTCATAGATGGGGATGCCGGGAAAGTTTTGGGAAAGGATACTTTTGCAAAAAGGCTCACGCTCAACGAACCCGATGGTCTCAAAGCCACCTAGCAGATGAGCTGCCAGCGAGAATCCACCAATGCCAGCAAAGGTGTCAAGGAGCTTGAGCGTCATGGGCGGCCGGCGTTCTGCCTTGCAAAGTAAACGTGCCTGGCCCAGCCCACCGGATTCTTCATGCCACGGGATTGTCCGACGGCAATGAGCTGTTGCAGGGTGCGGGCTTGGCGGCGCTCATCAGTGCGTTGTCGCACTTCCTCGCGCTTGAGCTCCCGCAGCTCACCAGCCATCTCACGTATGACCCGCGATCTGATCGGAGCACACCCTGCCCCACACACCGGACAGACCGGCGCTGGCTTGAACGCGGCGTAGCACTCAGGGCATGTGCGGACCGATGGTGCTGGTGTGCCGCGGCCACCACGCACAATGCCTTCGGCTAGCGACCACTCGCGTGGATCATCCGGGAACCCATGGCGGGTGACGTTGCCCACGTGATCGAGGATGAGCGCAGCATCCTTGCCGAGCGCTGGGCGCAGCACGCGGCCCACCTGCTGCAGGTAGAGGCCGAGCGATTGGGTTGGGCGCAGCAGGATCGCGCAACTGGCGGCTGGCACATCAAAGCCCTCGCTCACCACATCCACGGTCACGAGCACACGCACGATGCCGGCTGCATACTGCGCCACTACCTGATCACGGTCTGGAGTATTGCCTAGCAGCAGTGCTGCGCCAATACCTGCCGTCTTAAATGCGTCGCACACTGAGACAGCATGGGCGACATTGCAGCAGAAGGCGATGGCCTGCTGCCCATCAGCCAGGCGCTGGTAATGCGCGATGGCATCACCTGTAACTGTGGGCCGATCCATGGCGGCCGCGGCCTGATCGTTGGCGTAGTCGCCAGCACGACGCCGGATGCCGGATAGATCAGCAACGACTGGTGGCGCGTAGATCCGCGCGGCAGATAGGAATCCCCAGAACACCAGATCAGCGACGCTGGGGCCCGTCACCAGATGATCAAATGCCTCGCTGAGGCCGCGGCCATCAAGTCGGCATGGTGTGGCTGTGACGCCAAGCCGATAAGCATCAGGCCAATGGTTGAGGATCTGACGCCAGCTGCCAGCTGCTGCGTGGTGCGCTTCATCGATGATCACCAACGATGGGCTCCATGCCATGCCGGCCAACCTGCGCACGAGCGTTTGCACGGATGCCACCTGCACCTGTGCATCTGTAGCCGGATGGCCAGCGGCGATGATGCCGTGATCCAGGCCAGCCCATTGCAGCTTGCTGGCGGTCTGATGGATCAGCTCACGACGATGCACCAGGATCAGCACCTGGCGCCCGCGTGCTGCAGCTTGCGCGGCGATGGTGGCCAGGATCACGGTCTTGCCGCCACCTGTTGGCAGGCATAGCAGCGGTGCCCTGGCGCCCTGCTGCATGGCGGAGCGCAGGGCATCGATGGCGCGATCCTGATACCCCCTCAGCTGCATGGCAGGAGCTCCGCTTGCTTAGCGGCCTGCACATTGGTGAGGTTCTTCACTGCACAGTTGAAGTAGGAGGGTTTCAGCTCAAACCCAACGAAGCGGCGGCCCATCTGCAGGCTGACGTGGCCCTCGGATCCAATACCAGCGAACGGGCTGAGCACCAGGTCGCCGGGGTTGCTCCACAGTTGCAGGCCGCGGCGGATCACCTCGAGTTGCAGCGGGCAAATGTGGCGCTCATCCTCATTGGCGCGTGCGCTGCGATATTGCAGCGTGTCCGATGGGTTGATGTCCATCCATACGGGGCTGGCGTAGCGCTGCCAGATGTTGATCGAGTCCTTGATGGCATCGCCCGTCTTGGCTGGTGGGTTCTCACCGGCAAACTCAGTGAACGGGCCGGCCACCGGCTCGGTGTTGTCGCCCAGCTTGCGCACGGTCACCAGATAGTCAGGGATGCCTTGGCGGCTGAGTGCTGAATCCTTACGGATCTGCTTGTGCAGCAGGCCGATTGCCTTGGTGCGCTGCATGGCGGTGACTGGATCCTTCCAGATGCAGACCTCGCTATGAAAGACGAAACCAGCGGCCTGGAAGATGCGCAGCATGTCACCGCGGAAGTCCTTGACGCCGATGAAACCATCGCGCTCCTTGCTGCTGGGCAGGTTCATGCAATGGAAGCTGATCAGCCGGCCGGGCATCATCACGCGATGCAGCTCAGCTGCAAGGAATCCGAAGTGATCAAAGAACTCCTGTTCAGTGCGGCTGTTGCCCATATCGCGGTCGCTGTTGGAGTAGGTGTAAAGCGACGCGAACGGTGGGCTAAAGATGCTGTAGTGGATGGAATCAGAGTCCAGCTGTCGGATGCTCTCCACGCAGTCGCCTAGATACAGATCCCAGTTGTCGCCGGACTTGTGCTCAGTGACGTGCGGCGCCACCTGACGCTGGATCTTCTTGAGTTGTTCCATGGTTGATTGCTTCATGATGGTGACCATGGATTGCGCCATGGCGATACTGTCCGCTTCCTTGCGGCGGATGTTGTCGATCACGCGGCCTTCTGCCACGTCGTAGATGATGTGAGCGTTGACGGGTTGCTGTTGACCGAATCGCCAGCAGCGGCGTATGGCTTGATAGAACGCCTCATAGCTATGGCTGAGGCCAACAAATGCAACGTTGTGGCAGCGCTGGAAGTTGAGGCCAAACCCGAAGATGCTGGGCTTGCTGACCAGCACGCGGATCTTGCCGTCTTGGAAATCGATGGCGGCCTGCCGTTTGTGATCGTCTGAATCGGAGCCTGATACCTCAACAGCACCATCAATGGCTGCTGTGAGCGCTTTGGATTCATCGTTGAGATCACACCAGATCAGCCATTGCTCGGTGTTGCTGTTGGCCAGGGTGGCAGCAGCTGCAACCCGCAGATTGAGCGATGCCTTGCGCACGTGGCGTTGATCGCTGAGGGTGCGGGCCTCCATGGCGAACAAAGCCATCTGGCCGGCGTCATCAGTTGCGGCATCACGTGGCGTTTCGACCGTGCAGTCTTGGATCTGCAACTCGGGCAGGATGAAGCTGCCATCGTCGTAGCCGAGATCTGATGGCTTGCGGATGGTGACTGCCCAGCTGCAAACCCACTCCCAGAACTTGCTGACGGCATGGCCTTTGAGGCGCCATTTGCTGGTGTCGCCGCCATCGTGGACGAAGAACATGGCCAGCATCTCGGTGCGGGTCATGACGCCGATGAACTCAGCATGATTGCCGAGCTCCATATGGTCATTCGGCGCTGGTGTGGCGGAGCAGGCCAGCCGGAATGGCGTCTGCGCGAATGACTCGATGATCTGGTTGCGGATCTTGCCGGTGTATGCCTTGAGGATGCTGGACTCATCGAGCACTACGCCAGAGAAGGCGGTGGCGTCGAAGTGGGCCAGCTTCTCGTAGTTGGTGACCGTGATGCCGGGTTGCACATCGCCCTGTGTGCTGGCGAAGTGGCAGGCAATGCCGAACTTCTGGCCCTCGCGCACGGTTTGGTGTGAGACGGCAAGCGGCGCCAGGATCAGCACGTTGCCGCCGGTGTACTTACAGACCTGAGCGGCCCATTCAAGCTGCATGGCGGTTTTACCCATGCCGCAATCGGCCCAGATGCAGAACCTGCCAACACGGCAGGCCATGGTCACGATGTCCCGCTGAAAGGGGAAGAGCGGCGCGGTGAACTGCTGCGGATCGAAACCGACTGGTAGGCAGGCGGTTGATTTGGAAGCGAGAAAGGCGGAGTAGTTCATAGGCGGATGGATCGGGCTGAGCGGCCCGCTGCCGCGAACCGTAGCGCATCTTGCCGCATCCGCTAGTATTTGGCCGCAACTGCACGCAAGTATGGACAACGCCGCGTATCACGCACATTCGGCTGTCTCAAAGTCTCATCTGGATCTCATCGCGAGATCACCGCTTCACTACTGGGCGCGTTATCTGGACCCTGACCGTGTGGCACCAGAGCCCAGCCCACAGATGCGCCTTGGCACTGCGCTGCACACGCACGTGTTGGAGCTCAGCAGATGGGATCAGGAGATCGTTGTGGCGCCACCAATCAACCGACTTACCAAGGCCGGGAAGGAGGAATGGGCCGCCTTTATGGCCGCATCAGCTGGCCGCACCGTCATCACCGCCGACGATGCCGCGCAAGTGATGGCCATGGGCCGTGCTGTGCTAGGTCACCCTGCTGCAGCGATGCTGCTAGGCCTACCGGGCAAGGCTGAGACCACGCACATGTGGGCCGATGCCGGCACTGGGCTTGAATGCAAATGCCGGCCGGATTGGCTGACGGACGACGGCAGCATCGTGGTGGATCTCAAAACCACCAAGGACGCCAGCCCGCGAGGGTTCAAGCAAAGCGTGGCCAACTATCGCTATCACGTGCAGGCCGCTTGGTATCTGCACGGGCTTGAGCAGGCCACCGGACGCCGGCCGGATCAGTTCATCTTCATCTGCGTGGAATCAACCGCGCCGTATGCCGTGGCGGTCTATGCCGCCGATGCGGAGATGATCGAGCGCGGGCACGATCAGGCGATGCGCGATTTGGCGAAATTGGCGGTTTGCAAAGCCGCTGATCACTGGCCGAGCTACAGCGAGCAGATCGAAACGCTCAGCCTGCCCGCTTGGATGACGGGCCAGCCGGGCAGCACACAGACCACAGAAACCATTCAGGAGTTTTGAATGTGGATCAAACATACGAAGATCTTAAAATGCAACTCGAAATAGCTCGCTTCGAGCTTTATCAAGCATTGGAACGCAAAAAACGCGCTGAAAAGTCTTTGGAGCGAGCACAAATCGCTGTGTCAAAAGCCACCAAGAAACACACCAAAGCAATAGAAGCTTGCAACTTATTCACTGAGACCTACTAATGGATCCACAATCGGCCATCACAACCCAGTCATCCGGCTCAGTGTTCTCTGGCATCCAAGCTTTCGAGGATGCGCAACGGATCGCCAAGGCACTGGCCAGCAGCACGTTGATTCCGCCGCAGTTCCAAGGGCAGCAGGGTTTTGCCAACTGCCTAGTGGCTCTTGAGATCGCAGGCCGGATGGGCATCAGCCCGTTCTTGGCCATGCAGCATCTGCACGTGATCCACGGCCGCCCCAGCTGGAGCAGCAGTTTCATCATTGCGATGGTGAATGGCTGCGGCCGGTTCAGCCCATTGCGGTTTGAGCTCAGCGGTGAAGGTGACTCGCTTGCCTGCTATGCCGTGGCTACCGATCTCGCCAGCGGCCAGGAGCTGAAAGGCCCCACCATCACGATGGCGATGGCCAAAAAAGAAGGATGGGCTACCAAGAGCGGCAGCAAATGGCTGACCATGCCGGAGCTCATGATCCGCTACCGCGCCGCTGCGTTCTGGGGTCGTCTCTACGCCAGTGACATGCTGCTCGGTATGCAAAGCCAGGAGGAGGTGCTCGACGTGCAGCCCGTCACGGTGACCGCAGCACCAGCGGCCAGCATTGCGGATCTGAACGCTGCCATCGCTCAGCCGGTGCCACCGGCACCCGTTGCAGCACCCGTTGAGGCGGATCAGGATGAACTCTTCTAGTTACCTCACCGCCACGCAGGTGGCGCAGCGTTGGGGGTTACACCCTGACACGCTGAAACGATGGCGTGATGCGGGCAAGGGTCCGCCATATTTCCGCACTCCCGGTTTCGTGCTCTATCCCCTGGCCGAGGTGGAGCAATACGAACAGGCCAACACCATCAACCCCGAGAACAAATGAGCTTCAAGTTCAACCTAGGCATTTTCAAATCCACCAAACCCGAGAGCAAGGTGGATTTCAGCGGAATGATGAACGTGAAGGTCGAGGAGCTCGACGCCTTCTGCGCGTTCGTGATGAGCCAGACGCCGGATCAGTACGGCTCGGTGCAGGTGCCCATCACCGGCTGGAAGAAGACCAGCCAGAAGGGTGTGGCGTATGTGAGTGCTGTGGCGCAGCCGCCCCGTGACTGGGTGCCTCCTGCTGCTGCGCAGGCCACTCAAGCGGCGCAGAGTCTGGCTGCTGCCACTGATGGAGTGATGCTCGATATCGAGCCGGATCTGTTCTAGGGCCGACCCATCAGCTCGCATTCAAGACGAGCGATCTCGTTGACGGCCTGCTGCAATAGCTGTTGCTGGTAGCAGGCTTGCTTCAAGAGTGCTGCTGCCATGGCGCCAGCATCTGGACTGTTGAGCAGGCTGCGGGCCTGCTTTTCTATTTCAAACTGCTGCTCAGGTGTCAGCTGAACCGCCATCCACTCACCGAAATGCATGGTGCCATAGTGGTGGTGTACATCATCAGGCTAGCGAAGCAGTGAATTGCCCCCGGTGCGGCTGCGGTGAAATCCGCGCAACGCTGACCAATGGCAGGGCTGAGGATCGTGTGATCAGGCAACGGCGTTGCACGGAATGCCGCCATGTTTGGTACACCGCAGAACTACCGGTGAGCGTGGCGGTAGTGGGCTGGGAGCGCACACCAGGTACTGGCAAGAGCGTGCCAATGCTGCGCGTACCGGTGGAGCTGGCAGTTGGTACCAACGCGGTGTAACGGAATGCGACACGCGCCCTACCACGTACACCGCCGGCGGTGTAGGATGACGCAACGAGGGAAGGGGACCGGCACCTCGCTAAAAACGCGGCCAAGGGGAACAGAGCACACGACCCCGCAATCGAGCTCAACAGGGCCTGACTAAGCCCGCACCGCCGGTTGGCCCGGCACACCTATCTACACCGCGCCATGCTCACCGCCACTCTCCTGGTGATCTGGAAGCTGTTCCTACCGCTGCTGCTTGTGATCGCAGTGATCGACTGGCTTACCGCCAGCGACGATCGACGCGTCCGCATCTTGCGGCGCACTGGCCTTACACAGCAGCAGATCGCTGATCGCCTCAACCTGTCCCGCTACCGCGTCCGCAAGGCGCTTGCATCATGATCAACCACATCAACAACGCCATCTGTTGCCTGATCGCTGCGAGCGTGTTCGCCATGATCGGCATCGAGTCCGGCGCGCATCACAGCCCCACTCACTCCGGCACGCAGCAGGTGGTGCGACATGACTGAACCACGCCGCTACTACTTCCGCATTCAGAGCGCCAACGTCTTTGAGTGCGTGACGGCCACCAGCCTCACGGAAGCAAAGCTCATCGCAGCCGATACATGGCTCAAGTGGTGGTCACAGATCGAATGGATTAACACTGAATCAAAGCACCATGGCTGAAATGAAAGGCGCCCTCTTCCAGTGGCGCAGTGATCCTGAACAGGTCGGCAACTATGGCGAAGGCGTCAGCCGTCCGCGTCACAATGCCCGCGTGCGTGACTTCAAGGTGACCATCCGCTTGAGGGATGCACGCCCGGTGATTTGGTACACGCGCGCCGAATCAAAGCGCGCTGCTGAGAAGTACGCGCGCAACCGCTGGCCAAATGCCTACGCAGTGGAGGTGGCATGATTCGCGCTGCCTTGACCGCTGCGGCCCTGCTACTGGCCATGCCGGTGCAAGCCCGGCAGGTGACTGCCACCGTCTACGACGGCTGGTACCACGGACGCACCACGTACTGCGGGGGCACCTACCAGCACTGGGGCATCAGCGCCGCGCACCCGTGGCTGCCGTGTGGCACGCCGGTGCGCGTCAGCCACCGCGGCCGCACGCTGACGGTGCGCGTCACTGATCGGTGTGACTGCGGCTCGATCGATCTCAGCGCCGGTGCTGCCCACCGCCTTGGTGTGCCGCTCGATGGCATCGCAACTGTTCGCATCAGCCACCCATGAACACCATTCGCAACCGACTCGAGCAGTTGCTCAACGACTCCGGCGCATACCAGCAGGGGCGGCAGGATGAACGCGAGCGCCTGCAGCACTTGATCGACATCAGAATCGACCAGCTGCAGATCATCGATCGCCACCACCGGCAGCAGATCTGCACCGAACTCCTACAGCTGCGACAACTCCTCGAACCATGATCGAATCTGTGAAACTCGACCAGATGCGCGCCGACATGATGGACGCGCTCTACGAGCGCAGCGGCCGCACCTGCAACACCTACACCGGGCTGTGGGATGAGTTCTGCCATGACCTGGCGTCCAACTTCCGCGACACCTACTATCCCGATCTGCTCGACCGTGTGGTGCGCGCCATGGACGCCACCGAATCGGTGATGACGCAGAAGCAGGCGCAGCAGGCGATCGAGGTCTGCCGCCAGCAGCTGCTCGGGGATAAGTGGCGATGAGCAGGCCGTTCAAGCGCGGTGAGGAAAACTTCGCCGTGATCCTGAGCGAGGAGATGGTGCGCGAGCTGCGCCAGCTTCGCGCTGCAGGCCTTAGTTACCAGAAGCTCGCTGATCGGTATGAGATCGACAAGAAGCACGCCTGGCGCATCTGCCAACGCATTGCATGGAGCTGGCTGGATTAGTTCTACACACTACGAGGTTCAACAATGACTCAAGAACACCCGATTACTCCGTCTACTGAGCTGGTCAAGCAATGGATTGGCACCTACTTTAGTACCACTATTACTGGTGAAGTGAGCGATATTGAGCTTACTCTTGCCACCCAAGCCGCCCGCTGGGGCGCTGATCAGGAGCTGGAGGCGTGCTGTGAGTGGGTGGGTGCCATCAGCGGCAAGTACGGTCCCAGGCTTCGCTTAGCCCGCCGCCCCAAGCCGCCAAGCTTGAAGGAGCAGGCGATTGCCGAGCTGGAACTGTTGAGAGGAGATGCCAATGCTCACGGTCTTGGCTTTGACGCGCCCGCCATCCGCCGCGCTCTTGAATCCCTGCCCGATTAGTCAACATCACTTGTGCTCTTCAATGGATCCTCTTATCTCGATTGCTTTTATTGCAGTATGTGTCTCTGCCGTATGGGTGGTCATCAATGTCTACCTGCTAATTCGCGGACGCTGATCCTTCATGACTGAATCAAAACCGGAGAAATGGGATCGTCCCACGCTGGACGAACTGCGTCAGATTTTTGACGACCACGCTGGAATTCTTGACGACACACCAACAATGTGGTGGGTTGATTTTCGCTCTGCCGCCAAGGTCTTGCTAGACCGCTGGGGTAAGTAGTCCACCTCACTACCACCATGAATGATTTCAAACAATTGTGCCGTGAACTGGTCTGGCTAGATCAGGCCGAGCCTGGTGATTACGCAGACTGGAGATATGCTTGGAACGCTGCCATAAAACGCGCCCGAGCCGCCTTGGCAGAGCCCGAGCCGAAGGGGCCGACTGATGAGGCTCTTGACGAGCTGTTCACCGAGATCGACCAGAGCGGTGAGCCCGAAAGCTGGCGTGTCTATGCCCGCGCTGTTCTCGCCCGATGGGGCAAGTAGTCCGATCAACTAATGAAACTTGAAATCAAGCTCACCGATGAGCGCTACAAGCAGACAAACATTGATGAGCCCGGTGAAATGACCACCACTTGGGAAGCCGAGATGGATGACTGCTCAGTTCACGCTTGGTTCAAAGTGTTTGAGAGCGTGCTCGGTGCTGCTGGCATGACCGAAAAGCTGATCATGCGCGGCGCTTGCCAGCTCGCCTTTAACGAGTGCCGCGACTTTGAGGAGATGAAGAAGCTGAGCAGCGACTACGACCTTGACTTCAGCGACAACGCTGCTCCCCAGTAGTCAGACCCACTACCCATGTCAGACCCAATCAACCCATCCCACTACCGCTACGGCCCGGCCGAGGCGATCGACGTGATCGAGGCTGCGATCGCCCGCGCGCCCGACCCGGTGCTGGGCAACTGCCAGGGCCACATCCTGCGCTACGTGCTCAGGATGTGGGACAAGGGCGATCCTGCGGTGAATGCGGCCAAGGCGAGGTGGTATCTCGAGCGACTGCTCGGCAAACTGGAGGGATGATGACTCGCCTACCCGGCTTGAACCTGCTCGAGCGCCTAGCGCTGCGCATCCTCACGCGCAGTCACAACACTGGCCTCGTGGTGGTGAAACCCTACGGCTATGGCTGCATCTATGTGGCATCAAACGCCGCGGACCCAGTGGCTGCCTATGTCACCAGCGGGCCAGATGAACCTGATTCGATGGTGCTTGAACGGATCTATCACCAACCTGCTGCTGGTGAGGCGGAATGATCAGCCTGCACGGCGGCCGTCTACTACTGCTGTGCAGCCGATCTGATAAGACATGGCGCGCGCGCGTGGTGCTTGGTCCAAAGCCTGAACATCAGATCGAGATGGATACCGGCACCGTGCAGCTGCAGGCCGCACTGATCAAAGCACAACACATCTACCAGGCTGCGCGCGCCCGGTTGCGTCCTGCCGGTGAACCGCTGATGTGCTGGGATTGCCAGCATTGGCAGATGCGCCATCAGCGCTGCGGGCTGGAGTTGCCAGAATCAAAGAGAAGCGGCGGCCGTTATGCGGCCAGGTGTGAGCTGTATGTTCGGCCCGGAAGTCATCAGCCGCACTGATCGAGACGGCGGTTATATCGAGACGTTGATGCCCGTGCATGGTGAGGTCTACTACCGCAGCTGCGTCGGTGGCATCTGCCGCTACTCGAGTGACTTGTGGCAGGCCGAGCTCTACCTTGATCACCTGCTGGCGCGCTGATGCTGCGCGACGTGCTGGTGCTGGTGCTCGAGTATTGGGCGACGTGCCTGATCGCGCTGTGGGTGTGCAGCCGGATTTTGCCCTGATTGTGTTGGCCGGTGGTGGGTCCTCACGCGGTGTCCACCTGGTGCCCGCAGCCGGCCGCTACGGGAACGCCCAGACTCTCCAGAAGAAGGTCTAGGCGCCAACGTTACCCTCTCCGGCAATCCACCGCGCGATCGCCCACTCGCCCAGTGGTGTCCAGAAGTGCTGCGCGCGGTACCAGTCAACCCATGGCTTGTGCCCCTTGGAGCTATTGCACGCCCAGCAGCAGGCAACCATGTTGCTGCGCACCGTGAGCCCGCCGTGCGCTTTCGGGATGATGTGATCGAGCGTTGGGCTGCGGCCCAGCTGATCACCGCAATAGGCACAACGGTAGTTCCAGGCCAAGAGGATCTGATCGCGAGCTGATCGCCGTGTGACCAGTCGCGTCTCATCAATGTGGTGACGTTCCAAGGTCCGGCGGCAGGGGAACGCAGTTCACCTCGATGTCGATGATGTCGTCATCGGAGGGGATGAACTCGGCCAGGTGGCTGTAAATGTCAGCTGGCAGGTCGTCGGGTTCGGAATCGGATCGGATGATCAGCTTGGCGGAGATCTCTAGGTAGAACGCCCGCATGGGCTGGCCGCCGCTTGCTGCACGGTAGCGAGGAGAACCGAATCGGGCTTGTGACGGATTGTGACTGAGCCGCAGGGTGCACCGTCTGCGGGGTATAGTTATCTCATCAACGCACCGGACCGATGCCCACCGCACTCCCCACCCTGGCCAACACCACCAGCCACTTCCTGATTTCCTCGGATGGCATCGAGCTCCTTCGCTTTTCTGACGCCGGCGGCCATCAGATGCTGATGAACCGCTTTGCTATTGAGGCAGGCGAATGGGTAATTCAAAGCGGCGGTTTTGATTGGACTGGCAAAATGCGCCAACGCTACCAAGCCTTTACCGCCAAGGGCTACCGCAAGCCCTGACCCTCACCGGGCCGCTCCGGCGGCCCCAAGCTCACCACCATGACTGAACAATCAGCAGCCGCAATCCTGCGGCGCATTGCCGACGAGCTGCACATGGATAAACCGCTAGGCGATACCGATGCAGACGCCGGCGTATTTGGTGCACACCATGCCATTCGAGTCAGAATCCTGGAAATTGCCGCCGAACTAGAGGCCGCCGAATGACCTACATCCTCCGTATCGGCCCGTGGCACGTCGGGCCGTTTTCAACCCATCTCGCCGCCAGCCACTTCGCGGAATCGCACGGCTGCGACGACTACACGATGATCCCCATGGATGATCCGGCCGAGGCGCCCGGCAAGATCTATCGGCTGCGGATGGGCGATCTGGCGCATCCCATGAAAAAAAGCGCCGGCTGCTTAAACCGGCGCCCTGACCTCAGCTCTCCGATTGAACGCTAGCCCTTGGATGCGGTGACGCCAAGGTCTGCGTTATATCTTCCAGATTCCGCGTAGCTGCGCTCAACGCTCCCGCTCACAAGGATGAACTTGAGCTGGCCAAACTTCATACCGGGCCAGATGCCGAGCGGATGCAGGCGGCGCTGATTGCAGATCTCCATCGTGAGCCTGCTGCCATACCATCCTGGATCACACCAGCCGGCCTCAGCGTGATCCCAGCCCTCGCGTGCGCGGCTTGACTTCAGCACGAACTGAGCGCCGACGTGATTCGGCAGGTTGAAGATCTCGCGCGTTTCCGCCAGGAAGAACTCACCCGGCTGGATCAGATACGGATCATCTGCCGTGTGGCCGAGGATATCCACCACCTGCAGCTCAGGCGTCTCTGGCACCTCGATCATGATCCGGCTGCCTAGGGTCACATCCAAGCTGGCCGGGTTCAGCAGATCTTCATCGAATGGCATCACCATGGCGTGCTGTTTGCACAGCCGCCGGATCTCGTGGTCAGGAACGAGCACAGGCCCTCAATAATCCCAGCGCACCTTAGGTCGGCCTTGACGGATGCCTAGATGGATGAAGCCTTTATATGCGCCATAGCCCAGCGAGTGCGGCCAGTGCTTGTCGCACCAGTTCTGCACCACGTAGGTATCCTCGCCATCGATGTAGAAATCAACTGCACCGCATCCGGGTTTGTAGAGGTGCTCGCTGTTGCTGGCACCACCGGCCTGCGCGTTGATCGCCTCTGGCCGATAGCCGGATGTGATCACGATTGGCCGCCCGCCAAACTGCACGCGCACCCGCTCCAAGAATGCCGCCAGCTCAGCAGCAATATCGAGCTGCCCCTGATTCTGGAATCTGCGGGCCTCCTGATCCAGCGCGAATTCCCCAAGCCTGATGTGAGGAGTGATCCGCGCAGAGAACGGGCTGTTGGGCCGTAGCTTTGCAGTTTCAGGTTCCGCTATGGCTTGGTGCTGTCCCCACAGCTTGCCTTCTGCACGGCGCCGCCGCAGCAGGCCAGCCTCCACATTGGTGCCAGGGTTCCTGTACAACTCAAGCGCTGCAGGCACCGCGGCCCAGTTGCGTTCACGCAGGCATTTGCTGATGGTCTCGAATCCAGCGGAACCGTAAAAGCCAGCGCCAAGGTTGTAGGCGAAGCTCACCAGCGCAGAACGCTGATCGTCATCCATCACATTCCAATGCGGCACGGTGGTGCGCAACTTGTCTGTGATGCGGTCGATCTCAAGGCGCAGCAGCATATCGGCTTCGATCACGTTGATCATGTCGCCACGCTTCACGGGCGTGCCGTTGCTGTAGCGCGTGGTGCCATAGCCGATGGTCCACGGCTCACCACCGCTGAGCGGATCGGGGTAGGCGCTGAGGTGACAGCCCTCAAACTCCTTGATCAATGCGATGGCCGCGGCCAGATCGGTCTGCTTGCCGTCTTGGCTCCAGGTTTGGAACCAGTCCCGATCGCGCCGCATCACGGCGTCGTATGCATTGGCGGCCAGATCAGCCTCTAGCTGCTGGATTGCTGCAGCCTGATGCGGCTGGCCCTTGTAGTACTTGAACAGCTGTTGCAGTGTGATCGGCGCGTCGTTCGCCATGATTCAGCGGCGTTGCTTTGGGAAGGCGATGCGGAGCGCTTGAAAGATCAGCTGCACCCAGCTGTTGGACTTCAGCGGTGAGACGGCGATGATCTCAGAACCTGCCGCCACGACGATGGCGACGATGGCGATTGTGGTTGCCTGATCCATGGCTAAGGAGATGGCGGTCGTGCTTCCAACCTAGAGACCCGCTGCTCTACCGTCGATAGCCGGCCGAACGTCTCTTTCCGATCTTCCTTGATGTCGGTGTGAAGCACCTCGAGCTGCGAGGCGATGTGCTCAACAGCTGAGGTCAGGCGTATAACGGCCTCACGGGCTTCATCTGATTTGCGGCTGAAGCCAGCAGCACCCATGGCTGCGACGGAAATTGACGCGCCGGCAATGGCTGCGATGACTTCGATCATGGCGCCATGGGGGTACGGGTTCAGTTTACCGACCCTGCCCGCGTAGGGATTTCTTACCGCGACGCCGGGGGCGGGAGTGTTGGCCGTAGCCCTGCCGTGTGGTCTTAGGCGGTCCGGGCTGATGATCGATCCGCGCGGTACCGGTCTTGGCTTTTACTGCCATGGCACGCCTGCCTGCTTAGTGGGCTGCCGTTGCTCGTCGATCTGACTGTCGAGTGCGGCGTGGATTTCGAGCACCTTCTTATCGCCCAGCTTTTGCAGCACCCAGGCGACCACCACATCCTCAGTCAGTTCGGAGTAGGGGATCAGGCTGCCTTCAGGGCGCTCCAGCCCAAGGCTGCCGTAGGCGCCAGCGGAGTAGACCGCATCATCGCTTTTGGCGTCCACGGTGTAGTGAGCAACGAAAACGTAACCGTCGCTTGTCTCTCTTTCGAGCTGAGCGATGCGCCAAGTGTAGGTGTTAGCCATGGATGGGGTGGTCATGTGGTGAGGTTAGCTGGGGTGAGCAGTGACGTGGACTAGGGGCTTTGCTCAAAAACGTGTCTGGCTGACAAAGAATGTGCCTGCCAGACTCATGCTGCGCAAAACCAGTATTGAAGGGGACTACGACTGTTGGCTGGCATCAATGTAGGCAGCCACTGCCTTGAGTTCAGCAGCGGTCGCGTCTGTTTTGATCATGTTGGCTCGCAATGAGATCACAGCCACATTGCCGGGCACGTAGCCCTTGCTGTTGTCGATACGGTCAAGACTTGGCGAGCTGCCAATGTCTTCACGGTTGGAGCGCCCAGCACCAACACGAGCTTCAAGCTTGATATCAAGCGCAGGGCAAAACTCAGGAATCACAATGTCGTCCACCGTGATGCTGCACTCAAGCCCATTTTGCTTGGCACGGCTGCGGGCTGCATAAAGCAACTTGAGCCGTGGATCCATGTTGAGATACTTGTTGATCTCGCAATGGCGGCAGCGCGACAGGCGCCCGATGCCAAGGATGTCTTTCTTGGCACTTCTGGTTGGCGCCAGCTTGTAGAAGTCAGTCTGCGGCTTGTGTTCACCGCAGACCCTGCACTTACGTAGCACTGGACATTCAATTACCACGTGCTGATCGCTGTGCGCTTCCATGTATTCGTAGCAGTACAAACGTAGATGTAGCTTGCATCCCAGCAAATCTCGCCGGCAGTGCCGGCGGCTGTTGCGGATGCAGGGGTCTTAGCAGTTGCAACTCTAATCCGGTCGCCGTTCACTTGAAGCAGTGCGCCACCACTGTCTGAGCTAGCTCCAACTAAGAGCCTGCCGCTGGAGTCGATGCGGGCTTTTTCGCTAGCAGAAAGTACCCCGGTCCAAAAGGAGATTGTTCCTCCGCTGCCACCGTTAGCAAAAGTCTTAAACTTCAGATCTATATTCGTGTTGCCATGCGATATGCCCGTGTAACCACTCTCCTGAATGATGCTATACCGGACTGTATTTGAAGCCTCTCCAATGGCGAGAACTGGCGTTGAATCAGAAAGTGATTGCTGCAGATGAAGCAAACCCTGAGGGGCACTGGAGCCAATCCCTACAAGCCCTGCGGAGGTGATGCGCAGGCGTTCGCCTAAGACTCCCCCAGAACGAGTTTTAAATCCTAAGTTTCCTGCCGTTGCGGAACTCTCTAGCACTCCTGTAATTGCTGCCCCAGGAGTTGGAGTTGATCCGCTTAAGGCACCAATTTGTATTTCCTGCCCCGCATCCCCAACGACTCCAACATTTAGTGCACGAAAAACACCTATGGCAGGAAAATCGGTTGAAGAGACGTGTAGAGGAAAGCTAGGCGAACTACTCCCTATGCCTACGAGCCCTGCCGAGGTGATGCGCAGGCGTTCGCTGCCGTCTGTATAGAATGTCTGGAAATAACCAGCAGCGCTTGCGCCGCTAAACTGTCGAAATTCTCCGGTTGAATAATTAAGCGAAAAGCCAGCCCTTTCAGCATATCCCAGTACGGCCGGCCTAAATACAAGCTTGGAGGATGTGTTCAGTTCATCGTCAATATTGATGGCGGGAGTATTTCCGCGCACGCTAAACAAACTGGTAGGGCTTGCGCCAACACCAACATTCCCACTCGCATCCACGAACAACCTGCCAGTGCCATTAGTGCTGATGGCTACTTGGTCTGCGCCGGGGGAGTAAATGCCGGTGTTGGGGTCACCAGTGAAGCTCACCGATGGCGCACCAGCGCTGCCCAGTGGCATCAGCAGCTGGCTATACGGATAAACGCCGCTGCCAGGGATCAAGCCCGAATAGCTCAGGCTTGTCCATGCCGTGCTACCCGTGCCAATCTTGATCTTGCCCGTATCGCTTTCGACGCCAATTTCACCAGCCAGTAGCGTTGGATTCTCTGCCGTCCAGTTGGCAGCAGTGTCGTACCGTTGCTTTTGAAGGGCTGAAAGCGTGATGGTCATGTTGCCCCCGGCGGAAAGATTAGATAGTCTCGCGCAGGCGATGCCGCTGCGCCACCTGCGTTCAGGATATAGTCTCTTGCTGGCGTGGCATCAGCATCAGCTGCATCAAACACCAGATCGCCGGTGTTGATCGCATAGGTGGTCAGCTCAACCTCAACGCTCCATAGATCGCAGGATCCATCTGTGATGACTGGCGGGCCGCCATAGCGCCATGCGTAATCACTGAGGATCGGAATCGGCGGCGTGGCGTAGCCGTTCCATACTTCCTCCGAGAGATAGAAGATATCAAACGTGCCCTGCCGATCTATGTAGTGAGCCTTGATCAGATCAAGGTCTGCCTCGCTGATGTTGTTGAAGGCCAGCTGCAGCGTCTGCGCGATCCGGCGGTTGCCCTGCCGGTAACCGCTATTCATGCCTGACAGGCTCACCTGCTGCTGCTGCGGCACATCACCAGGGATGTAAACGCGTGCGGATGGAATCAGAGCAGGGAATGCCATGGCTAGAGGGGCACCGTCTCAAGCTCGATGCTGATGTTGTATCGACGTGGCGCTGCGATGTCCACGCCAAATGGCCCGGTGTAGCGCCACTGATAACTGGCCGAGCTGACAGGCGGTGTGGTGTATCCGCCCCACACCTCAGCCGATAAATCGAATGGGATCAGGCTGCCCTCTTGGCCAGCGTAGTGATCCAACAGCTGCTGCGCTTCGGATTCCGTCAAATACTCATAGCCGATGCTCAGCGTCTGGGCGATGTAGGAGCTGCCCTGCTTGAAGCGCACCTCACCACCGCTGCTGCCGACGTATTGCTGCTGCGGTATGTCGCCCAGCGAGAGCGCCCGTGTACGCGGTGCCAGTGAGGGGAAGGTGGCCATCACACCACTGTAAAGGTCCCATTCAGCACATCATTGCTGATGCGAGCAATGTTGCTGCCATTCACTGGGAACTGAGATGCTTCGATGCTGGTGGTGCCATCCGTCTGATGGTTGATCGCAGTGATTTGATACCACTCGATTTCGGTGCGGTTGTCGCCAGTGCTTGTGATGCGCTGCCGTTCGATCTTGATCACATCAGTTGGGATCAGGCCAGCAGTCGAAAGTGGCGTGGCGAAGCTGATCGTATGGAGAGCAAAGCGTCGCCGCGCTAGGAAGTGCTTGGCATAGATCACAGCATGATTGCGATTGGCACAAAAGTCAGACATATCGAACTGCTCCACCGGGGCATCCAAGCTCACGCCGCTGTAACGCACCTGCACGCTTTGCTGTGTGCCGATGGAAGCCGGATCGTTCAAGCGATACAGGACAGTCGCATTCACGTCGGTTTTGTCAGCTGCCGCCACATAGGTCTTGCTGAATGACCCTGGCAGGATCTCATCCTCGGTAAACGTGGCGGCTGGCGTGAGTGCCGTCACGTCGATTTCTTGGCTGCCATTCAATGGCAGCAGCGGCTCGAAACGATATTGCCCGCCGTTGGACTGGAAGGACAGCAGGAAATAGGGTGCGGTCTCGCTGAGGAACTCCACGATATTCAGCGCATCCGAGATCACACCATTGAAGTGGAGGCTGTACTCATCACAGAAGGCTGCCAGATCCTCCATGTTCCCTGTGTAAATCGGCGCTGCCACATCAGGATCGGTGTTGCTCGTGCGCTTATAGATCGTGAACAGATACATCGCCAAGTCAACCAGCTGATTGCTGGCACCTTGCGTGTAGACGCCGCTCACGAGGCCGACGCTATAAAGATCAACGCTCACGCCCTGCTCGTAGTACACCGAAACCTGACGTGTAGTTGTGGGGTAGCTGCCAGACTCCGGCGGATCGTAGATATTGCCCACGACCTTCAAGAAAGTGATGTCCGCAAAGGCTGAGTTGTCAGCCGTTGGCGTGCTGGCTGGGTCAGCGTATTTGCTGACTACATATTCATACTGCACGCCTTCTAGCGTGCCACTGCTAGCCGGATAGCCAGGGTCGGCTTGGTTGTTGACGCCGCTGATGGTATAGACAGCAGAGACATTGCCAGATGATCCAATGCCGGTCCAAAACGCAGCATCGGGCGCGTTGTAGCCAAACACAGCGACATAATCCTGCACCACACCAACAGCGCCTGCCACAGGCGCCGTGCCGTTTTGAATGTAGTGCGTTGAATAGTTAAAGGCAAATACGGTGTTTGTCGGTAAGCCGATGGCGGTGAAGTATGCAGTCGTCAGATCGTTGCCGGTTACGTTGTCGTAAACCTCAAGCGTTGCCTCAATGACCGAGTTAGTTACATCACCACTGCCGCGCGCAACGGTCCGATATTGCCAGTAGCTAGTGCTGAGATAATCTTGTCGTTCTGTCCAGTCGCCTGATGTGCTGATCGTGTCGGTCAAATAGGTGTAGGTGTCGTTGCCGCAATACAGCCCCGCGCCAAGGATCGGGCAAACGCTTGGATTGGTGGCAAGGTCTGCAGCGCTGTCATAGATCGCGCTGATCGTGATCGTTTGATCAGCCAAAAACGCCATGTTGCGCAAGCCAACCCACACGCGGTGCTTGACCGGGCTGCTGACGATCTCACCCTGGCTGACAGGAAACAGAAAGCTGCCTACAAACAACGCCGATCCAGCACGCGCCAGCGATGGTTGCACCCACACGCCGCCGTTATTGCTAACACGCTTCCCGAACACAATCGGCACCGTCTCGCCAGCTGTTGCGATGCGTTGCTGTGCGCCTAGATCAGCTTTAGGTGTCTTGCGGTTTTCCGGTGATTTGTCTTGCTGTGTGACTGCTTGATTGGGTGCAGATCGGCGTTGAGTTGTTGCTTGAGCAACAATGAAACCAGAGCACGGCTTGCGGATTGGCACTAACGGCGCCATTGGCTCTCGCTTGGTGATTTCCTTTTGCAGGAAATTATCTAGCAGGTTTTTTGCTGCAGCTGCATTTTGCTGCGCACCGCTAGAGCCAGATCTATCGGATTGCGGTCTTAACGATCCAACAAAACCACTGCTAAAACTGCTTGTCATTTCTCACACTCCTTGCAACGGTGCAATGCTGCAGCCAAGATAATTGGCGGCACGATGGCAGTGCATTGGGTCACCGTCTCCACGCCGTCAATTTCGGTGCCATCAGCTGCAAGATAGATGCGGCGCGTACCATCCACAGCCAGCTTGACATCATGATGCGAGCTGCCATCACAGCATTGCACCTCAACATTCACCGCCAGTACCTGCATCGTCATCGCCCGACGAACCTCCCAATCAAATCAGATGCCACCTTGCGGGTTGGGATCTGTGGCTTTGTCTTGTCGATCACTGGCGCGATTGCCCAGCTAACTGACGTGTCGTTTACCTCAGCGGCATCAATGCCGCCAATGTAGCGACTGACCAACATGGCGCTAGCTGGATCGAGCTGATCCTCTCCGGCATCCTGCAGGTAAAGCGAGGCGATCACAAGGCGATTCGCTCCAATGGCCGTATCGGTCAGATCGATAATGTCGCCAGTGGCTGCGATTTCAACCGATAACTCACCGATGCTATTGGCTGGTCGAAGCGTAAAACCGGAAACGGTAAAAGGGATGTAAACAAACCTGCCCTGAACTGCGCTGTCAACCGTTGATAGATCCTGAGGCACTTGGTAGAAGTTCTGCCAGCGGCGTGTGGGTGCCCGCTTGCCCGTGCTCGGGTCGTAGACGCTGCTGCGATCAGCGTAATACTCAAGGAAGCAAAGCAGATCGAAATGCGCCATCAGGCCATCCCCAGTTGACGGCGCACGCTGCCATCACCTGCAATCAGGGTCAGCGTTTGATTGACGCCAGCCTGAACAGCACGGCTCAAATCCTGTGTTGTCACGTAATTGGTGCCATTCATCTGAGTGACCGGGCCAGTCTGAATGCTGACGCTAGCGCTGCTCGGTACAACCACACCGCCCTCGGCAAACCGCGGAATAGCGCTGGCGCCACGCTTGCCTGCCATCCAGTTGGCAGCAAAGCCACTGGCCTTGGATTGCGGCACGATGTATTCAGGCTCTCCGCCTTCACCAACCATGGCGATAGTGGGGCCACTGACGACGCCACCTTCGGCGAAGCGTGGCAATTTCACCGGGCTGACTGTCGGGATACTAACGCCAGGAACGCGATTGGCCGCGGCGATCAGCGCATTGATTGCGCCGACAGCACCGTTAATGCCGCCTTCAATCGCGGTCATGATGCCATTCAGTGCGCCCTTCACCACGCCAAGCGCAGCAGTGAATGGAGCTGAGATGATCTGCTGCATCCCGGCCCATGCGTTTTGAATGAACTGCACCGACTGAGTGAACGCGCTTTGCAGTGGTGTGATGAAGTTCTCCTGAATCCATTGCCAGCCCTGCTCGAATGGCTTTTTGATGAACTCAAAGATTCCGATCCACGTCTGTGCATAGAAGTTGATCACCTGCTGGCCAAGCTGCAGGATCGGATCGATAAAGACTGTTTTGAACGCAGAGGCAGCAGTGGCGATGGCTTGGCCGATGGCCTGAAACGCGGCACCGATCTGATCGCGGAAGGCGTAGATGGCAACGCCAGCAGCAGCGGCCAATGCAACCCATCCGACGGGGCCAGTAAAAACGCCGATCAGAATCTGCCCCAATGTTGTGAGGCCAGCCACAAGCGGGCCAATGGCACCAGCCCATCCGGCGATCACAGCAGGGATGCCGACAATCGCAGCAGCAATGCCGGCGATCAGGGGGCCAAGCGTAGTGAACACCGTGATGATCGCAGTGATTGCAGGCGCCAATGCAATGAAGGCGACTGTGAGCGCAGCAGCGCCGGCCACAAATCCTTGCTGTTGTGGGGTCAACGTGGCAAACCACTCGCCGATCTGCGTCAAAACTCCCAAGAATCCGGTCAGCACAGGCACCAATGCCGCAATGGCACCAGGCAATGCTTGGCCTAGTTGCTCTGCAAGTTGGCCGATATATGGCAAAGCGGCTGTAATAGCCTGATTAAATGGCCCTGCCAGTTCACGCATGATCATGTTGATCGCGTCGTTGAACTTATCGGCAGCTTGTGCCATCTCTGTGGTGATGGTCGCTGAGTATTGGCTCATGGCCTCGCGGCCGCCATTCAACATTGGAATCAAGTTGGCGCCTGATTTGCCGAAGATCTCCATGGCCAGCGCCGTTTTCTGCGCACCATCTGGCAGCTTGCTGAACTTGTCGGCAATGTCGAGCATCACAGCGTCAACGCTGCGGATCTTGCCTTGCGTATCTGTTGAGCTGACGCCAATCGATCTCAGGGCCTCATTAGCTTTCGATGCAGGATCAACAATGCCCTTCGATAGCTTGCCCATCGCCTTGGCGACTTCATCAATGCTGCTGCCGCTGTCTTCTGCCGCGGCGCCAAACTTGCTCAGCGTCTCAACGCCGACGCCAGTGCGTTGGCTTAGATCGTTGAGGTTATCCGCCGCATCAATCGCATTCTTGCCAAGCGCAGCAAGGCCGCCAACTGCTGCGGCACCAAGGCCAGCAATCGCGACGCCTGCAGTCTTGGCCATGCCGCCAAGCTTGCTGAATGCACCACTCAATCCAGATGCCTGATTGTTCGCCTTATCCAGCGAACGGGTCAAGCCATCGATCTGCGCCAGACCGTCAACCTTGGCCCTGATGGTCAGGGCGGTTGTCATGTCCAGCGCCATGGCTACTTCTTGCGCTTGTTGACTGCTGCAACCACTGTAGCCTCGATGATCTGCAGATCACCTAAGACTTCAGCCGGATCCGCGATCTGCAGCAGATCAAACACCCAGCGCACTGCGGTGTAGTCCAGGCCGATCATCGTACCGGAATCGGTACGCCACTGCGTCTGCACCTTGAGGAACACACGCACCGCAGCCCATGCGTCAGGCTCCACCTCATAGTTGGCGGCCGCCTTGCTTGGTGGTGGTTCGATGCCGAGCACAGCTGCATCCTTTGCTGTGTCGTCAACTTCCATGCCTCCTAGCCAGTGCTCAGCGGCCCCGATCAGTTTTTTCGCTTCTGCTCCACCAGCGACTCGAAGTAGGCGGCAACCAATGCGCCGGCCATCATCGGCACATCCAGCAGCTGCGCCTTCACTGCATTGCTGAATGGTACGGGCTCGCCATCGCCATCGATGATGCCATCCCATCCCATCAGGATCTCGTTTGCGATGCTCTGATCGCTGATGCCCTCGCCGGTATCCTCGCCCTTCTCGTTGGCCTTAACGCGCTGCTGCACCTCGCGCTGGATTTCATTGATGCGGCTCTGGGGCAGCCGCTTGAATTCAGCATCAAAGGTTTGCCGCTCCCGCTTGCCACCGTTGGCCGGGAGCTTAATGCTCACCGGCCAAGTGTAGGAGTCCGACTGCTTGAGGACAAAAGCCACGCGGATCAGGTGTAAATGAGCTCTATCTCATCATTGCCTGAATCGGTCGGTGTGGCAATGTATGGAAGGGTGAGCATCTGGATGCCGTCCTCATCGCTGTAGGACGGATTGCCAAGGTCAATTTGCCCTGCATAGAACGTGACGATGTTGCCGGCGGTCTGGCCATGCTGGAAGGTCAGGCTGCCGGTGCTGCTGCCGGTGGCATCGTTGAAAAAGTTGTGAGCGCTGACCGATACGGCCTCAATCATCACTTCACCAGCAGGGGCACGGTTGGTGATGATGACTTCCTTGGTGCAGCCCACCAGCTCGCGGTAGACCAGCTCATTGGCTAGTTCCATCGTGAAGCTCTGCAGGCACCCGGCATAGCTAAACACCTCGAAGTCCGTGGTGTTGCCCTGCTTGAACACCACCGGGTCAGCTTGGTTGGCATAGGTGGGGCTGCTGATGGCCGATGCAGTTGGTGCGTTGTAGATGCCGGTGAACTCAAACGCGATGGTGGGAATCTCACCCACGGCGCAGTTCAGGGAGAAAGTGCCGCGGCAGCCGGTGGCCTTGTGCAGCACGCCGTCGTTGTTGAAGTAGATCGTGACCGAGCCGGGCGCCGTGTTGCTGTTGGGTGTGTAGGTAACGCTGGTGCTGGCCGATACGGTCTCAGTGAATGAGCACGCTTTCAGCAGCGGGCCATAGGCAGGGGCAGTGCCAGCGGTGCCAGAACCTGCCAGCTCTACCTCAAAGTTGACCAGCACACGGGTCTGAGCCAGCAGCTGCTCTGATTGGCCGAGATAAGGCCGGATCAACTCACGGCTAACGGTGTCAGCCTCAAGCGGCGTTACCTCAATGTTGCGCACCAGTATGGCGTTGGAGCCAACAAGAGGCGTAGGGTCAACGCCGTAAGTGGTTTCGATTTCGGCCAGCAGCAGCTGGCGGCGGGAAAGCAGCGGCATGGCTTGGCCGGATGGAATCTTTCACCCCATCGTAGCCGGGTCAGCTTGTAGTCAGATTCGTAACTGAAGTGCGATAACGCACAAGATATTCGCAGCCAATCACGCCGGCTGGCTGATCCGCTTCGATCATGTCGAAACTGACCGACTGCGGCTGCACATCGATGGCATAACCGCCAAGCGTGAGATCCGCCATGATCTTGCTGTGCAGGCTTTCGATGATCGGATCAGCGGTCTGATCAGGCACAGCGCCGCGCACGATCACCGCGATCCGTACCGTCAGGCTCCAATCCAGAGTGGGCAGGCTCGTGTTTTGCTGCGCCGTATCGGATACGGGCTCGATCACGATGGCCGGGCTTTCGCCGCGGCTCAGCGGTTCCACCCTGCTGCGGTAGATCCGTGTGCTCACGCCCGTGGTGCCGGTGATCGCCGTGCGGATCGCAGTCAGTACCTGTTCGCGTTTGGTGGTCATCGTTAGGCGGAGGCGACTTGCACCACTGTGCAGATGATGCCAGGGATGCTGGGATGTGCCGGGCTGGTTTCTGCAGCCTCAGCGTGGATGTAGGCGGCGACGTTGCTTGTCATCCACATCAGCTCGATGTAGTCATTTGCCGCTAAGCCCAGAACGAAGTTGACCGTGCCGATCACGTTGCCAGCAATGCCGCCATGGCTTGAGATGATGCTGAAGCGGCTGTCACTGTCGGGCACATTACCGGCGCTGCCGGCATTGTTCTTGCGCAGCCAGACGTTGATGTCGTGAATCGAGCTGTCGGTATTGCTGAACTGAATCGAGAACGTGAAGCTGTAAATGCCTGGATAGTCAACCGTGATGCGGCCGTCTGATATGACTTTGATCCCGCGGCTTGCCGTGTCAACCTGCCGCAGTTTGATCGGATAGGCCGTATCGATGGCAGCCGCAATCTGCGAGGTGGTATCCCAGAACGACCCCCAGTAACCAGGGCATCCGTGATATGGCAGCTTGGCCCAAGGCGATCTGCCATTGCCAATCTTCAGGTTCTGCGTGTCGCTCTCAAGGCCGAACTCGCCTGCCGTCAGCACAGGATTCAGCGCTACCCACTGGCTGCGTGTGTTGACCTTGATAGGACCGCTCATGTCTTTTGCAATCCGAGTTGTACAAACTTGCCGTCATCCATCAGCATGGTCTCTCTGACGGTATAAGCAGCCCCATCCACAGTGATCGAATCGCCGCGGATGAGACTGCCGAAGTTTGAGGTTCTGGCCGTCAGCGTGTAGTCAGTGCTAAGCACCATTCCATCGCTGACAATCTGGCTTGGCATGTCCAGGATTCCCTTTGCAGTAACGGCGCCAGCAGTGCAGCTAACGCCGAAGTCTGCGAGGAACACATCCAGATCCTCAGTGAACGCCATGGTCAGCTGTACTTCTTAGAACCGAGAGCAACCACAGAAACGGCGCCGGTGCCGCTGCCGCCGGAGACAGTGAAGAGCACGCGAACGTAACGACGGAGATCGTTGCTGTTCAGGTAGATCTTCTCTTGGAATGCGGTGTTAGCAGCAGCAGCAGTGAAGCCGCCACCGGTCACGTCCACGAAATCGCCGGAAGTGGTGGTATTGCTGTGCTGAATCTTGGCGGTCAGGGTGACGCCAGAGCCGGCAGCAGCAGCATCGATGATGAAAGCAACGTCGCCCTCATAATCCACGAGATCAACGTTGGCGGGAGTGCCAGCGCCGGTGGATGCAACAACTGCATTGTTGTGCAGTTCAAGCAGATCGGTTTTGGATCCGAGGTTGTGAATGGTCATTGTCTTGCCCTCCGTCGGGGGGTGGTTGGTTTGGGTGCAGGCTGAGCGATAACCTCAACCGCTTCTGCCACTGAGGCAACAGCCTCAACGGCTTTGCCGATACCGATCAGGAGCTTGGCATCAGAGGGGGAAGCCTCTAGGACTTCCCCGATCTTCACCACTCGGCCCGAAAGCATCGTCTGCCGTAGGACCTCGATCAACATGATCAGAGGGTGTTGTTGCCGCGGCTGAAAGATTCAGGATGGCGAACAGCGATGTCCACGTCCTGCATCGCAACCACGCGGACGGTGCCGGAGGTGCTGTTGGTGTAGGGGTCCACCATCAGATCAAGGCCAGAGAAGTAGCCGATGATCAGGTCAGCGAAGTTGCCGAACCACAGATCGCCAGAGGCAACCTGATTGGAGAGAACGCCTTGATAGCCGTTCACTTCGTTGCCTTCCATCACAAACAGGCCGGAGCCTGCATCCTTGGCCTTGGTCTTCAGGCCACCGCGCATGGCGGCGTTCATCAGGTAGACGGGGTTGCCCAGCAGCGCGTTAGCGGTAGCCACGTCGCTCTCAAGTGCCACCACCTCAGCGAAGGTAGGGGTGTCAGCAGCAAAGTCCTCGGTGCCGATGCCGGTGGTCAGCTTGAGGCCGAGGGGCTCACCGTTGGATCCAGTGCCATACAGGCCAGCCAGGTCGATCTTGAGTGCCAGCACACGTGCCAGGTCGGTGCGCACCATGTTCTCCACATCAATGGAGGACTGGATCATCAGGCGGCGGCTGTAGTCAGTGAAGGCAGCCACGGTCTTGGGAGTCAGGCTCACCTGATCCACGGTCTGCTGCGACTCGGTAGGAGCACCGGACTCAGCAACCCAGTAGGCAGTGCCAGCGCCGGACTGACGGGGGATTGCCACGTTGCCGGTGAGGCCGGTCAGCACGGTGGCGCCAGCCTGATCCAGAGCGGAGGCATTGCGCAGCAGATCAATGAAGCTGCCAGCGTCGAGCTCAGTAGCAACCAGGTTGCCGCCAGCGGTAGCAGCGCCAACGGTCAGGTCACGGCGCAGCACATCCTGAGGGATGGTGATGCCGCGGGACTGGCGGCCAAGCTTGGCAGCAGCAGCTTCCGATGCTTCGATCTCAAACGCAGCAGCCTCACGGGCCGAGCGATCGGTCGGGTTTGCCAGATAGTTGATGGCACGCATGAAGGAGAAGCTGCGGCTCTCCTGCGCGGTCAGGCCGATTTCAGCGGCGCTCATGGTTACGGGCTCCTGTTTGATGTCGAGGTTATCGAGCACAGCAGCGCGAGCATCGTCGATAGAACGACCAGACTCGATCAGCTGGCGGCCGAGGTCGGCCATGTTGTGCTTGTCGCACAGTGCAGAGATGCCAGCGATGCGGGAGCGCTCAGCCTCAGCGGCTTCGGCCCGCACCACTGCCAGATCAGGGGTGGTGGTTTCCATTGCAGGAATGGGATCAGGTGTAGGTGCTGCCGAGGCAGCTTGCTCGGTCTCCAAGCTTCGGCCGATACCGACGCCGGGATCAGCCGGCACCGATACGACGGAAACTTCATAAGGAGACCAGGCAGTAGCAACAAAGTCGCCACTGCCGCGCTCTTCCATTTTGTCGATGGAGTAGCCAAAGGAGACATTCCGTAAAACGCCATCCTTCACATCACTCAGGATTTCCTGAGCGAAAGGATTGCGGCTGAACCGCACACGTGCATAACCGCGACGACGTTTGCCGTCGATGTATGCACGCTCCACAACGCCGATCACGCGATCAGGGTTGTGGTTGAACAGGAGCGGCGCTCCATCGTTGAGGCGGCTGAGATCAGCGGCCTCGCCTTCATGGCTCAGAATCTCATTGCCGAAATAACGGGCAACAGGAAACTCAGAGCTAAACGGAAACTCATAGGTGCGATCCTCAACCTCATCGAAGGTTGTGAGCTCTGCACGCTGGTGGCGGCCAAGGCCAGGCATTGCCCGCTCCTCGCCCGTTGCCTCCTCAAACATGATCGGATCCATCTCGTGCTCGCTCAGCCAGGTGCGAGCCTCATCAGTGGTGAACTGCTGAGCATCAAACCGCACTGCCTGGATCTCGCTCTCGCCTTCCTTGATTCCGTAGATGAAATCGATGCCATCACCGCCGGCATCATTCTCGCGACGCAGTTCGTCGTACTGATCGGGATCAGTCAACCTGGCTGCGTGCTCATTTGGATAAGGCCGCGCCTCTTCCATTTGTCTACCCTGCAATGCCTTAATTGTATCCGGCTCAATCGGTGCCATCAGTCTTCGGGCCCTTCGAGCGGATCCTCTAGCACTGACTCCTCTTCGTACTCTTCCTCCTCATCCATCGGCAGATCTGTATCCTCAAACGCCGGCTCGCCGCCCATCGTCACAGCAGGCTGTGATCCACCGCCAGCGTTGACCTCGCTCGGATCTGTATCGAGCACAATGTCCATCTCATCGAGCATGGCCAGCTCCGCCTGACGGGCAAGCAGCACATCATCGAGATCGCCGCCCTGCTCGCTGATTACTTGGCCCAGCGTCTTGAAGCCGCAACGCACCGCATCCTTATAGGCGTTCACCTCACGCTGCGGATCAACCCATTCCCAGCTGCGAGGGATCCAGCGGCTGGCGCGGTAGCGGTCAGGGTTGGTTTCGTATGCAGGCAGGTTCAGCTCACCGCTCAACACCGCCATATCGAGCCAGTTCTCGTAGACGATCTGATGGAAGTTCTCAATGAAGAACCGCTGCAGCACTTTGTACGTGTCGCGCTCTTCCAGCAGGCTCAGACGGCTGCTGCTGTAGTTGCTCTCTGAGAAGTTCTTGCTGATGCTCTCGAAGCTGACGCCAACGCCAGCGGCTACAGCGCGCAGCATCGATCGCGTGAACGGTTCCAGCTGGCCGTCCGGTGCATTCAGATCTGGCACCGTCACACTCTCGCCCGGCGCCAGATACTTGAACACACCAGGAGAGAACTCACTCACGCGCTCGCCCTCATAGATCTCATCGCCGATCAGCTCACCCTCAGGCGATTGGATGAATCCCATCAGTGCGCTGCTAGCCCGAGCCCGTACCACCTCGGCCTCTTCATAGCCCTGCAGCATGTGCAGCCGCATCAGCGCCGAAGCGAACCATGTGACGCCGCGCGTCTGCCCCGGCCGCTCGGGCAGGAACAGATGAATTACCTCATCAGCAGGCACCCGGATCCGTCGGCCATTCGTCCGCGGGTTGCCCGCATACGTATCACCCGGATGGTTGGCATAGAAGTGATAAGCCTGCGGGCGCAGGTAGCCATCCACCTCAATGCCCATCCGCACCGTGTTACCGGCCGCGGCCTGTGGGATATCGTCGTCGATCAAGTAATCAGCTTCCAGCACCTGCAGCGCAAACGGCACCCGTGACCCACCGAACGGCTGGCGAATCATCCGCACGAACACCTCGCCGCTCTCCGCCAAGCTGCGGCACAGCAGCCGCTCCATATCGTGGAATCCCAGCAGGCCGCTCACATCACAGCGGCTTTTATGCATCCACTTCTCCCATGCCTCATGGATCTGGCCATTGATCGCCTGATCCAGCCGCCCGCCACGTTGCATCCGCACCTGTGACTGATGCTTAATGCCGTGCCCGATCACATTGTTCTGAATGCTCCGCAACGCTTGCCGCGCATAGTCGTTGTCACGGCACAGCTGCCGCGCACGATTGCGCAGCGCCTTGAAGCTGCTCTTGATTTCGCTGTCAGCACTGGTGCCGCTTGTCACCCAGTCAGCCGTCAGCCGGCTAACACGCGCACCCTGATACGCCCGCGCACGAGGCCGCACAGGCTCAAACCCCATTGCCTTGAACAACCGCGTGCGCAATCCCATCAGAACCTCACGAATAGGTTGTGCGGATTGCCCAAGCCGTTGGCGATTAGATCCGCCATCTGCTCACGCTTCACCTCAGCCTTAAGCCTACTTTCACGTTCCATCAGCTCGCCCAGATCCAGCTTGGTAAAGCTGCGGCTGCCGATGCTGTACTGCTTAGCGCCGCCGCTAACAATCGCGCGGATCGCAGCCTGCACTGCATCCAAATCGATCTGCGCCTGCGACCGCCCATCAAATGCACCCGGTGTGCCCGCATAGGACAGCGCCGCATCCACCGTCAGCTGGCCGGCGCCCAGCGTGATAACCGAGCCGCTCTTGCTGGCAATCGCCTGCCAGTACCACGTGCCAGCATCGAAGCCACTACTGACATTGGCCGCGATAGTGAATTCCCATCCAGTGCCGTAGGCAGTGCCGACAACTGACGCACCCTCGCTAGCCGTATTGGTGCGCAGCCAGTAGGTCAGCGTGTAGTCGGCGCTGCTGACAATGTTTCCTAGGTTGTCGGTGCCGGCGATATCAATCCAGCGGATCGTGTCGCCTGCCCTGATTGTCGCGGGAATCTGCACGGCCTACCAGTTGCTGACAAATCCAGGCCCAGCCGCTATCGGCTGTTGCTTCCTTGATCTTAGCGGTGCTTTCTTCCCTTCCTCTAGCTGCACTCGCAACTGTTCCCACATCGTCGCCTTGTTCATCTTGCGCCCATAGATCAACATCGCCGCGTAGCCATAGACCGCGCAATCCAGCGCCTCGTTCCGATCGCCTGCCTTCTTCACCCATTCCCTGATCGGGAACCCGCGGTGATACCGCAAGGCCTGCCGCTCACTGGTCAGCTGGCGGTAGTACTCATCATCGGCAGCAAGCCCGAAGTTCAAACCGCCGGTGGTCTCGTTATGACGCAGCCGCCCGAACAACGTCGTCTTGATCGTGTCGGTGCCCAGCTGGTACAGCGTCACGCCGCGCTTGATCACCTTGCCGCGCCAGTTCACGTCAACCTTGCTGCCCTTGCCGACTGCCGGGCTGTTGCGCCTGCTGCTGCCCTTGATCGCCACCACACCGCGCGACACGCGATCACGCACGTACCTGTACACCTCATGGGTGCAGTGGCCGCCAGAGTCCACCGCCACCTGCGCCAGCTTCAGGTGCTTGCCGCCCTCCGTCTCCCACTCAGTCGCCAGCACATGATCCAGTTGCTCCCATACATCCGTCTGCGTTGGGTCACCCATCAGCTCCTGATGCCACACCAGCCAGCCCGTCTCACCCTCGCCCCATCCCCACACGCTCACCGCTAGCCGGTTGTCCTGCACGTCAACACCACCAGTGAGCAACACCACGCCAGCAGGGCACACGCCGGGCTTGTACTCAAGGCGCCGCGCCATCAATCCATCAGCGCTCACCTTGGCCGCGTAATCCTCCTCCCACGTCTCAGCCAGCCGCGTATTGACGAACGACTTCAACGCCGGTGCATCGCCCTTGGCCCGCAGGAAGTCATCCACCAGCTGCTCCCAGCTGCACCATCCCAGCGGGCTGTAGAGCCCACTCAGATGGAATCCAGCCGTGCGCCCATTGCTCGGTGCTGTCGCACGCCACTCACCGCCGCGCAGCATTGCCGGCTTGTGCATCTCCTCAAACCGCTCGCCGCAGTGCTCGCACTGATACCGCGCAGTCTCCGGCTTGCCATCGGCCCACTTCAGCTGCCCCCACTTGAGCCACTCCATCGCGCCACACGCCGGGCATGGCACATAGAACCGCCGCTGATCACTCCGCTGATACTCCGCCTCGATCCGTGAGAAGTCCTTCACGGTTGGTGTGCTGGTGAGCAGGATCTTGCGCCGCGCGAACGTCGTCGTCCGCCGCTCCGCCAAACTCACCGGATCGCCTTCACCATCCACATCAGCAGGGAAGGCATCCACTTCATCGCAGAACAAATACCTACACGGCGCTGAGCGCAGCCCGGTGGCGCTGTTCGCCCCGGCCATCAGCATGATGCCGCCGCTGAACTCTTTGCTGAACATCGTGTTGCCAGAGTCGCGGCTCCTGGCAGGTGCGATCTTGGCCGCCAGCACCGGCGTCTCCGTGATCATGCTCTCAAGCCGTTGCTTGCTCAGACGCTTCGCCATCTCGATCGTTGGCTGCACGCACAGCATCGGGCCCGGCGCATGGTCGATCACATAGCCCAGCCAGTTGCTGCCCGCCTCCGTCTTCCCTGTCTGCGCCGCGAACATCATCACCACTCGTTGCACCGGGCTCTCGCTGCTCAGGCAATCCATCGGCTCGCGCAGGTAAGGCGTCCGATCCGTGCGCCACGGCCCCGGCTCCGCGCTCGCTTTGCTGCTCAGCTTTCGATATCGATCCGCCCACTCGCTCACCGTCAACGGCGTCTCAGGCCGCAGGCCCTCGAGGAACCCATCACGCCACGCATCAGCCATCACACAGCTCCACAAGCGCCGCACGGTGCTCTTGCGTCAGCACCGCATGGATCACAACCGGATCCGTCTCACCGGCCAGCTGGTGGCTCAATCTGTCCGCCAAGTTCGCCAGCGCCTCACGCACACTGCGGCCCATCTTGAACGCTTCTTTCTTCACCTCATCCGCAGCCACCAACTCACCCCGCTGCTGCGTCACCTGCAGCTTTGCTAGCTCTGCCTGATAGTGCTCACGCCGCGCCCTGCTCTCATTCAGGTCCGGGATCGCATCATCCGGCAGCCCCTCAACACGCCGCTTCAACTCCGCTGCATCACGCGGTGGTGGATCCTCCACTGGATCAGCCCGCCGGACCTTGCTGTTGTGCGTTGCCTTCGTGTTCTTGTCCCATAGCTTGATCGCAAGATCACGATCCAGCCACCGCTTGCCATCCTTCTCCACCACCGCAGCAGCGATCCGCGCCTTGCTCGCAGCCGTAACCGTGCCCTTGGCGCACCCTTTGATCGCTGCAAACTCACTAAACGTGACTAGCAAGCCTTAATCACTCCTAGTTCAATTCAATACTATGCAACTATTGAACTCTCAAACTGGGATTGGGGTGAGATTGCCGAGATCCCTTGCGCCGCAATGGTTTGAGAGGTTTAGCGGCTGGCGCTAGACGATTCGGGTGCGAACGAACGACCCACACAGTGTTGGCGTGGAAGGACCCGCGCGCGGTCTCGCGGCATCATCGAGCGGTCGCGATGGCTTTGTCGAGCGCAGCGCTGAGCAGGTCATTGAAGTTGCGAGCGACGATCTTCTCGCCGATGTCTTGAATGGGGAAGCGACCTGTGTATCGCGGTGCTGCTGATGCTGCGATGAAGTAGGGGAACAGCTGCTCGCGTGATCGGCGATAGATACCAGGCGGTCGGTTGCCTGCCCCTCGTGGTGTGCCGACAAAGAAGCCGCCCCGTTTGTTGGTGGTGCTCAGTCCCTTGCTGATGGATCGCAGGGTCGCGAGGCTGACGTTGCCTGCGTCTGTGGTCTTGACAAGGGCGGTGGGTACCAGGGCGGTGCCAGGGGAGAGGGTGCCGTCGTTGTCAGCGCCAGCGAAGTAACGCTCAAAGCCCTTGGCTACACGTGGTCCGCCTTGGATGCCATAGCGGAGATAGCGGGCACGGTTACGGCCGGGCTCGTTGTTGGCGAAGACATAGGCGGTGAGGGTCGTCTTCTTGGCCTTGTCTACCAGGAAGGCTGTCTGCGTGAACTTGACGGGCCCTTGGAAGTATTGGCGGGTTGCGCCGTTGAGGGATTGCCTGGCCTTGAAGGCCACGTCGTTCAGCGCGACGGACGTGGCGAAGGGCAGCTGCTTAGCGACAGTCGCAGACCATCGCGTGGCATCCACGAGGCCCTGCTGATCGATCTCAAGGGTGATGGCCATGCACCAAGGGTAGGGCCGTCAACGAGGCGGCCCATTGTCATCAGGCGTTGATCGTTGCAGTTGAAGGATCAACCTCGTGACGGCTGATAGGTGCAGGCGGCGTGTACGCCTCAGTGATCAGCTTGTAGATGGACTGGCAAACCACCACAGCGTCGCGCAGCTTGGCAACGTCATCACTGACGGAGTAGATGCCCATCTCCTGCTGGCGAAGTTCCCGCAGGTAGGACTCAGAGCCTTCGCGGGCCAGGGTGTTTTTGATAAACGCCTCCAAGGATTCAGCCGATTCCTGCAGGTTGTTGAGCTTCAGCCGGTAGCTGCGCACGTCGTCCTGAATCTGAAATGCGCGGCGTTCGGCCTCCAGCTCTTCAGCGGTTTTCTTTGGCGCAGGCTTGGCCTTTGCCTTGGCCCGTGGCGGTGCGGCGGCGGCCTGTTGCTTGGCTGGATCGGCAGGCTTCTCGCCAACCGTCAGTGCATCCTGCTTGGCCTCCTCGATCTCCCGTTCTTCACGGGCCTTGAGCTGCTTCAGCCCCTCCTTCTTGCGCAGGTAATCGGTGGATTCCGTTTCCGTTGGTGGGCGGGGCTGGCCTTTGCGCTGCCGCTTGTCTGGCGGGATCGACTCATAGGCTTCCTGCCAAGCGGTCAAGACCTCGGGCTGGGATTCAGCGAATGGAGGCTCCATCTCAAATGGGACAGACGGCGCTCCTGGCTGGTTCAAAAGGGGTTTATTCCAGTCATCCACGCGCCGCATAATTGATGCGTAAGGGCGCAGCTGGCTGACGCTGGTGGGCAGCGGCAACGGCAACATGCCACGCTCTGCTCGCTGCTCGTTGACAGCAACGAAGTTGGCGTAGAGCACCGACCACATGATCAGCGTCGTAGCCGTGTTGTCACTGATCGGCTTTTCTCCGCCTTCAAGCCTGAAGTCGCGACGCTTCAGCCACTCGGCCCAGCCACGAGCCTTCTCATCCGGGCGCCACACGTCGTCGCGGCTAAAGTCACCCGACCACTTCATGCGACTGAGTTCAGAGCCCAGCAGCAGTCGCCCGCGCCAATCCAGGTCACAGAGCAGCTCGATGTTGCGGATGCCGATGGAACACCGCTGCTCGGGGCTCATGTCGGCTGATGTTGCTTGCAGGCCCAGTGGTGGGGCAACGGTCGTCAGGTCTGTCATGGTGGTGGTGCTGTGTTGAAGTGTCGCCTCCGAAACATGCCCTTTTCGGAGGCGACGTTTTTCTCAGTGATCAGACGGCTGCCGTCTCTTCGTGAGCAGGGGCCAACACGCGGCTAAGGTCAGCCAGCTTGCGACCGGCATCGCTGGCGGCAAGCAGGCCAGCAACGTCACCACCCGTGGCGCGGTAGGCATCCATGGTGCGAACGAACTCGTCGCGCACCTTGCTGAACTTGGCGGCGAACTTCTCGGTGGCCATCAGAGCGTCGGACTCGTTGACGAGCCGGATCTCGCCGGACTCCTTCACCAGCGTTAAGCGCAGGCCGACGAGGTTGTAGAGCAGAACGTTGATCTTGCTAATGCCGGCTGTAACCGAACGCTCAGTCAGGCCGCCATCGCTGGCCGCGACAACCTCGCCCACCGTGCATCTGCGGCCCAGGTACTCGACCAACTGAAGGACGTAGCCGGTGGTGTTGTAAGCCTTGCCGCTGATCAGGTGATCGCGGTTGTTCTCCAAGATCAGATCCTGAAGTCCGGTCTTGTTTTGCAAGCGAGCCAGGAGGTCGTCGGCGGAAAGGCAGAGGGGCTCCAGAGCGGTCTTGGAGTCACCGTTAAAAAGGCGCCGTGCGGGCATGGTCAAACCGCCGAATGGCGGGAACTGTGTTGAGCGCGTTGTGCGCTGCAAACACGTTACACGCAGATGAGGTGTTGCGCAATGCGATGAAGGCCTGGCCTCACCTGTCAACCTGTCAACCTTGCCAACGTTGCCCCTATAGCTCCTTTTTCTACCCTCTCCCCTTTTTATTAAATCCTTTAGAAAGGTTGGGAGGTTAGTAAGGTTAGGGGAGTCGCTGCGCTGCAGTGGATCTCAGCCTGCCAACCTTTCCGCTGAGGTTGGAAGGAATACCCATCTGGAGCGTCCATCGACCCATTGGCGCTGTTTGACGAAGCCGAGCTCGCGCATGATCGATGCCACCTGCATCTGATCGGCGCGGCCTTGGCGCTCCACTGGTTTGCTGATCGCCTCGGTCAGTAGCAGCTCGCTGGTGATGGGTCGGCCGTCGTTGCGGGGTGCGTTGACCCATTCCTGAATGGCGGCCTTCCATGGACTGTCAACGAGATAGGACTCGTTCTCGTGATCGACCTGTGCGCTGTGCTCGCGTGATAGGTGGTTGGGTTCGCCTGCGCGGTATGCGGCGACCGCTGCGCTCCAGATGGCATCACGCTCGAGCAGCAGGCCATCCACGGGGATGTGCGGGGCGGCTGTGACGGGTATGACCCAGAAGCGGCGGTTGCCGGTGTCGTCGACCAGGAAGCCGGTGTCGCGGTTGGTGGAGCCGACGATGATGGATCGCCTGGGGTATGCCTCCGTGGTGCGTTGGTATGGCGCGCGGAACATGTCCGTTTGCTGGGTGAGGAATGCCTTCACCTGGCCAGCGTGCTTACGGCCGGTGATGTGATCCAGCTCGGCCCATTCCATGAGCCATGAGCGGTGCAGCACCATCAGGTCGTCCTTGGAGCCGATGTCACGCAGGGCATCGGAGAACCAGAGGCCGCCGAGGTTGCGCCAGAACGTGGACTTACCGCAGCCCTGGGGGCCCATGAGCACGCAGGCTGAGTCGTGCTTGCAGCCGGGCTCAAAGATGCGGCGCACAGCGGCCACGAGCGTGGCCTTAAGCATGGCGTCGTAGAGGCTGCCGGGCTGATCACCGGGGCGCAGGTAGGCGCTTGCCAGGTGATTGATGGGGATGGGTGGGATGTGATCGGCTACGTGTTCGAGGTATTCGCGGACGGGATCGTATGGGTTCTCAAGTGCGACGACATGGACGGCATCAGCTGCAAGGTCTTTGGTGACCTTGACGCCTTGCTGTGAGAGCGCGAGGTAGAAGTGTTCGATGTGCTCAAGGGGTTGCTGATCGAGCTCGATGGTCTTGGTGAAGAGGTTCCAGCGGAGGCGATCGGCCATCTGCTGACGCAGCAAGGCGAGGAGCTCATTGGATTCAAGCTTCAGGAGTTTGCCGTTATGGCTTGGCGTAGGGTTTGGTGCGCCATCTGGTGCATGGACGGATGGCCGCGCGGCTGGAGACGTGCGGCTTTTCTGATGGCCTGCTAGGTGCGCGAGGGTGCCAAGGGAGACGCCACCGGCTGCGGCTGAGAAGGTGCGCCATTTGGCTTCGCAGGCACCGGGCTCAAACTTGCCGGAGATGGTCGACCATTGGATCCAATCGGCGAGGAGTGCATCGTCAACGCTGTGGAGTGCCATGCCAACGCGTAGCCATGCGTCGTAGTCGTCTGCATCGGCTGCTGGCACTGAGGCGAGGTAGGTGCGTGCGCGTTGGATGTCGGTATCTGGCAGCTGCAGCAGCGGTGCGGGTGCAGCTTTCTGGCGCTGCATCTGCTGCAGCAGTAGCGATGGTGCATCTGCAATGGCAAGATCGCCGGGTGCGCGATCTTTGAGCCAGCGGTAGGCGCCAGTCATCGGGTGAGCGCCGGCTACGACGGATTGGCAGCCAGCCCAGCGGAGCTCCAGCTGTTCGCCTTTGATGCTGCTGCGCAGCTTGGTGGTCTTGATCGTTGCCCAGAAGGGTTCAGGGACCTGGTAGATGATCTGCACACGGCCATCACGGCCTGATGTGACGGCCCAGGATTTCGGTAGGTCGCGAAGGGGTGCGCCGATCTGCTCGAGCACCTCCGATGCGCCGAGGCCATCGTGATCGACGAATAGGAGGCCACCGGACTGCGGGCCAGCGATGACGCCGATTGCTACGGCACGGCCGGACTGGATCTCAGCTGTGAGATCGCTACGGCTGATGGGGTGCTTTTGCCATTCGGGCTGATAGGGGCGCTTGTCGTTGCCTACGGCTACCAGTGCCCAGTGATCGGGGATATTGGCGAGTTGATCGAGGAGGTCGGCTACCACATGGACGGTGAGAGGCCGGCAGAGTTTGGCAGATAGGTTGGCAGGTTGCCAGGTATCTCAGGAGATTATTTGCGTCGCATCTGCGACCGATCTAGCCACCCCTGCAATCCCACCGCACTGCTGTACGCACGCAAGCCACGCCTGCTGCTCAGAGCGGACGCGGCCTGTGGGAGTCTTGACTTCAATGCTGGTGAATACAGCGATCCGCTGCCCAACCATGTCGGGCGTGATGGTCACCGTGCGCCAACCGATCAGGTCTGCGGAGCCGCGTGCCAGGCCAAACTGCACGGGCCGGCCGGTGCGTGGGTCGGGCAGAGTCCCGCAGTTGTTTCTGTAGAGCCTGAGATCACTTCTCGTGCCCAGTGCCAGTCGTATTTGCTGTAGCAGATGCGTCTCGCCTTGAGCCATCAAGATCCTCTAGGTGCTTTTGCACATTGTGCCTTGAAATTCCGATTCCAAGTTTCGTTGAAGTTCTAGTCGTCCTTGCTGTGTCCGCAGGTTGACGCTCATGGCACTGTTGGCGCGAGGGGTAGGCAACGAGCCACCACCGATCT